ATTAATTCCGTCAACATAAATTTTAAAAGAATTTCCTTCTCGTGTTATAGCTACATGATGCCAGTTGTCATCCGCTATGTTTGTTGTGGATTTTATGGAAACTTGTTCTTGAACTTGATCGTTTCCAGTTAAATTTACTTTTTCATGAAAACTATCACTTTGGTCGCCCCAAGCATCACCAATATTATTTATTTTCCAGTATCCTTGTGCTACAAAATATCTAAATATTATCTGCCCGACATCCTTACCGTCAGCTGTGCCCACTTGAACAAACCAATTACCAGCAAGAGGCAAATTAAATTCTGGCTCAATAGCGTGATTATTTTCATTTCTTACCAAACCTTGTTTTCTTTTTGTTTCATATTCTTGTGGATGATCCGCTTCAATCTCACCATCACTTTTATTAAATCCAGTTGCAGGAGGATTACCTTCTCCACTAGACAATATAGTTTTATAAATACCCTCTAAACCAGAAGTTGTGTGCACGCTTCCGTCTGAAGCTTTATAAATTGTTTTTACTCGGTTGGCGGAAGTTTTTATATAAAACTCTATTGTAAAGTCCAAAAACCCAAAATCTCCAACTCTTAAATTAGTTTTTGGCCCACTATCGGAAGTTAAGCTAACAAAAGCTTCTGGTTTTTTTATAGAAATTCTTTTCGCATAATCTGGATTTATTTTCAGGCCATTAGAACTTTCAAAAAATATACTACCACTTCCAAACTTTTTTACGCTCGTGCTAATTTTTACTCTAGAACTATTATCTTCAAAAGTATCCGTATCTATAGATGTGTAGTTTTTAACAGTAGCTTTGCCTCTTTGAATTAAATCGAACTCTTGCTTGGGATCTACTTTACTGGTAATGGTTTTAAATCTGCCATTCCAATTGCCAGAATATTCTTTTGTATCTGGAAAATAATTAGATGGAACTTTTACTTTTAAAAGTTTTAAATCAAATTTTCTATTAGGTATTTGCTGAAAAGATCGAGCATCCAGGGTGGTGCCTATTAAAGCGCAATTAGGATAATAAAGCTTGTATGGCACAACTTCAGTAATCGAACTAATACTGCCCTCAACTTGGGAGCTATTTGATTGATATTGTGTTGTATCTTCAACTCTAAATACTTTAACGACCCTGTTGACTTTATTAGGGTTTGGTGGCAAATGTATAGTATTTTCAAAAATATAATCAGATGTAGATAATCCTTTGACAACTTTTACAAAGTATCCACCAGTGTCGTTAAAAACTAATTCTCCTTTTCTGTAGTCATCATCTCGGGGAACAGGCTCGCTCACTTCATATAAAGGTGGATTGTCAAAGTCAATTTCTCCACTCTCATTCCCAACATAAATCAAAAATGTAAGCTCTTCTGGAACTTGCCTACTTGACCTTTTCCCAGTTTTAAGTTTGGACAACACATGCACTGTAAGGCTGACTCGAACAACTTCTACCAAAGGATTAACTATGGTGTGTGTTACAGCAAACATATCTTGCTCTTTGTTTTTAAAATATGAATGCAGAGCCGACTTAGAATTAATTTCACTTCTATCGTTATAGTCACTTAATAATTCTTTCGGTGAACTCATTGAGCCTTGTTTAGTTATTGTTTCTTTTATTCCCGCGGTCGCACCTAATGTATTTGCGGGTATTAATCTTACATTTTTAGAAATAGTTTGTGACGCAAATTCATAATCGTCAGGGAGAGGATCTTGCACCTCTCTGCCTTCTCTATAATCTAAATCAAATATTTTGTAGTTATAAGTGTCTGAATCGGGATTATAAACTTTTGTTTCATCTAGAAAAACAGATTGCAAAAATGGAAAATTTATTTTTCTGTTGGCCTTGAAAAATCTTAAAGTATTACCGTTTTTATCTGAAAATCCTTCAATTGGACCTTCTGATATCAAATCAATAATTTGCATTGTGCTAGCTGACTCTAGCACTTCAAAGTCTTTGCTTAGGTCTGAGTCTAAATCTTTAGATATCCTGGGCGTTCTCGCCCTGCGCGCGTTTTCTTTTTTCTCTTCATAAGAAAGGTATCTAGAATTAGCATTGTTTGACTTTAAAATCATTAATTTAAATCCTTTTCTATACCTACTTCTGGCACACCTATGCTACCAATTTTTTGTACTTTTCCTTGATATCCTTCAAATTCATAAAGCTGTTGATTTCTTAATGACGCAGAGATAACTGTTGATCCCACTCTTAATCTTCCATATCCAAGCGGAATAGGCACTCCTTGGGCCGCAGTATTTACTGGGCCTGAAAATAAATATGATTTTGTTTCTTTTTCTTCTTTTGGTTTGGGCGGCTTAAAAAGTGCCTGCATAATCAAACCTGTTACAACAGAAACGACTATCGCTGTAATAATTGAAACAGGGTCGCCACCAGCAACTTGCGGCATTATGTGAATATTTTTTGACTGCCTGGGCAAGGAAGACTCTAGTTCTGATTGCTTTTCCAACGTTTTATTATCTACTGAAAAAGTGTAATGTTCAAATTTATCTTGATTTTTACTAAGAAACTCGGTCAATTTACCAGTGTTGGCTTCGATTGCCCACAAAGCTTCTTGAACAGAATCAACTTCAAGCTCCCAATGCTTGCCTAAAGTAGATCCTAGCTCTCCATGTAGATATACGTTCTTCATCCTTAAACCTTAATATTATATACACGAAATATGTCGATATACAGAGTGAATTCTGTCAAAATATTGACCGTCAAGATATGTTTTTCTAGATAAAAATTTTCCTTCGTGATGAAAAAACTGATTGTCACCACAATAAACTCCAAAATGAGAAAAATATCCATCTATTTCAAACAAAATTAAATCATGTAATTTTAAATTTTCTGTATCTTTTATTTTTTTAAATTTATTTATTTTTAAAAATGTTTTGACAATGTTAACAGTATCTTTGCTGTATGCTTGTCCATCTTTTGTTAAAGCAAAGTTTAGTTCAAAATAACTCAATATTTTATTTAATATATAATAGTCTACAACAAATCTAAAACAATTTCTTAAATCTGGTACATAATCTCTTTCATCAAGTTTTGGTATTTCATAATTTTCTGGAAAATGAAGATAAAACTCTTTAGTTTTTATACTATAAATATAAAATGGTAACTGCCAGTTACGCGCAGATAATTTATCAAACTCTGACGGTTGAGGTCCAGATATTGTGTGCGAATGATAAATAGACAAAATCTCAAGCCCCTTACTTTTTTCTACAAAAGATTTTGGTGATATTTCAAAATTTTTTTCTCTTGTGATATGAGTGTTTTCGCAAGGAACTACTTGTATTTCTTTTATGTTGTTTAAGCCAATCAATCCGCAACATTCGTTTTCTTTTTCATATTCTGCATGAGCTTTTATAAGTTTTTGTATAAAATTATACATACCCAAACTTATCGGTGCCAGGAAATCCTCCGAATGGTAATCCTCCGCCACAATCTTTAAATCTTAACGCGCACCCAGAAATAGTTTTGCTGCATTGATCTTGAACCCAATTTGATTTATCATGTCTTGGATCACTGCCAGATATATTAAAATGAGAAAAAGATACTCCATTAATTTCTGTCACAGCCTTACCTGTTGGTTTTGCTACAAAATACAATTTTATATTTTCGTCTACTTTAAATCCATCAGAATCAGAATTTAAAAAACTGTCGATACTGACAACATCTCCACTTAAATATATTCCAGTAGCGTTATAAGCGCCAGAATTATGAAATGTTTCAGTGTTAGTATTGCCGTCAGTATTTAATGTATTCCACGCTACATTGACGGCTGTTGAAAATCCATAGCCACCCACTTCTGTTGAACTAAAAAATATTTTATCTTTTGCATCTGCAATTGGAATGCCAAGAGCTTGGTGAGAATTTTTATCTTTAAAACGATCACGTATATGCGCAGAAGAGTCTCCGTAGTTACAGCCGTATCCGCGATACACCCAAGTACAATAGTTACTAATAACTTGTCTACTTGGTATTTTAACAGTATCCATTTCCAAAACAGACACCAACTCAAACTCAACTACATTTTTATCTTCTAAAGTTTTTTGGTTTATAACAAACTTATCATCTGGAAATCTAGCGTTTATATCTGGATCTCCAAAAGGATTTGAGTTGTGAAAAAAGTTTACTGCATCTAAATATTTTAAAAATATTCTTTTTCTAGTAAAATGTAAACCAACAAAGTCATCCCTACCGTTTATAATATCAGATATAAATCCATCAACATTTGCAATACGTAAACGTGGACGAGGCAAAGTTCCATCACCTTTGATTTCAACTTCTTCAATTTCAACAGGGATAGATTTATAAACTTGACCATCGTACACAATATCGCCATTATGAACTTTTCCAGCGTGAAATCTATATATACCTACTCCATATTTTTTTGCGTTTACCTCGAATAACTCCACAATAGTGGTTGCCTGCAAATCGTGAAGTTGCTCTTGCAAATTGTAAGTAGTAACTCCAGTTTGTAAGTTTGGAACTATTATATCATTTCTTTTATCTTGTATTGACATTTTTATTAACCTGTTGAATCAGACGTAAATTTATTTCTTATTGTTATAAATCCAGCATAGCTAGTATTACCAGCTCTTAAGCCAAAGTCGGCTATTTTGCATTTTTTATGAGCTGGTTTCTCTGCGCTTAAAATCTTTAATCTATAATATCTATAAGCGGTGGTATTATCAATTTCATACGAACGAATTAGCCCAGGAACAGACACATAGTCTTGTTCGTTATCTTTGTTAAATGCTACAGTACTATCGACTCCAATAAATACATTTAAAGGAACTGGATTTTGTTGCTTTGGCGTATCATCAAATACTCGATGCAGCACAGTATATTTTGAGTCCTCGAAAGGTTCTCCGCCAACGCCGTGGCCGTTCCCCGCGTTTGTAGCTTGCAACTCCCAGGAAGTTGGTGCATATACAGAGCCAAATAATGTAGTTGCATTTGAGTTTGTTTGATAGTGTTTCATGTCAGCGCCAGCGCTAGTGATTGTGTAACTTGAAACTACTTTTTTAATATCGTCATCGCTTGCATCTTTCCCAAAGTCATAAACTAAATAGTAAGGAAAAGAATCACCTTCAAATAAAACATAATCTGCAGCATTTCCAGCGCTGGACGGATGTATTTCTTGATTAAAAGCTTTCCACGCGGGATAAGAAGCATTTGTTGCAATCGTATATTCAGATTTATCAGGGCCATTATTTCTAATCCCGCTCATATAGCCGAGAGTGTTATAGTCATTTAGTTCTTTAACATTTGCGGCTCCGCTATTTCTCGCGGTCAAATATCCCCCTATCCCAATTTGGTTTCGGTAAAGCTCTGAGCTTTTTGCGTTTGTTTCACTTCTATGCCCACCAGCGATTCCAATTCCGCTTGCAGGAATATTTGTTGTCTCCGATAATATTTCCAGGTTACAACCATTTGTTTCTATGCATAAACCGCCACTTCCGCCATATCCATAGTTTCTAGGCTCTGCGCCATTAAGGCCTAGATGTCTTTGTCTTGTGGCTTGTACTGGATGTTCGCCATTTCCACCATCCATACCATATCCCCCACCAAAGCCTCCGACACCGCCAGCATTTCTACCCGCTTCTTTCGAATTTTTACTATTGCTGTCAAATGGTTTATAAAAATTTAATACCGTATGGGAGTCAACAGTATAAATACCTCGTTCTCTAACTCGACCAGCTATTGATCCGTCACCTCCATCTGATGCAATTTTTAAATTTTTATTATCATCATTAAGCAAAACAATTTGAGAATTTTGTCCATTTTGTGATGGCTTGCCTTGTATAACGCCATAAGATACTTTTGCAGAGCTGGGGTTAACTTGTTTGTTTCTAAATCTACTTGTATGCTTAGCTCCTTTACCGCCAGATGCACCACCTTTATCTGTGGCCAAAGAATCATTTTTTCTAAAACCAGCACCTCCTCCGCCTGCGCCTCCAGCTCTAACTTCTAAAGCTATATCAACATTAGCGGTGCCTCGAGTAGTACGCCTTAGTAAAGATTTTATACTCTGTCTTTGCCCTTCGCTAATGTCGTCGTTAAATCTATCTACGCCCTTCTGGTGTGTAAGCGCTTCTCCGTCTGTATTGGCTATATTATTGTATCGAACGCCACCTTGTCCACCGCCGCCTCCTCCACAAACAATAAATCCTCCATTATTTAGTATTTTTACTGGGTGGTCATCATTTTTCCAAGTGGATTGTATGTGTAAAGCT